CTACTGATAGAATCATCAACGTAATGAGAAACCTTTGCTAAGTGCCAGTTTCCAACCCGTGGAACAAAAAAATAATTCGTTTCGTTCACCGAATCCTTAATACCAATTATACATTGATTTGCATTATCATAATTAGCATATACCCACACAGCAAATGTGACATACTTACCTTTCAACTTCTCAACATCGCTATATGTATATACCAATCGAGAATATGTCCCGTTTGCCTGTATTTTTACGACGTAATCTCCTACGATTGGCCCAGGAGTCGAAACTCTCTCGGACGTGCAAGCTACGTTATGCCATCCGTCTGGCGGACTCGTTGGCCCAGAACTCCATTTTTCAAAACTCCAATTTTCTAACAAATTCCCATAGTAATAATTATCTGTATCCCACTCCTGATTATTTGTATCTATTTCTCTAGATTTTAATAATTGATTAGAAGAATATTTATACGGTTCCTCCATCAAACATTGAAATCCGTATTCATGAAACTTGTCTTCATTTGGTTTATCCCTATAGTTCCTACCACCTACAGCCGAAGATTCCACGATATTATATATATACCCATCTGGATCTTCTAATACCTGCGGCCCTGTTTTCATAAACTCCGCAGTAATGCTATGTTTTTCTGCTAACTTATCGCTCTGTAGTTCGATTTGTAATTCTGCACCTTGTGACCCCAATCCCTCTATAGCGTCGGAGTTCTGGCCGGGAGGTCGCTGAACTGATAATTTTTTTGATACCCTAGGAATTATAGATTTTAGCTATATATTAGTATTATTTATTTTAGCTGTCATAGTGGTGAACTCCTGAAGAATCCTGAAAAAGATCTTTCTCTAGGTTTGGATGCTCTCACTGCTTTTTGTATGTCTTGTGACGCTTGGAATATAAGCTTACCATTTTCAAGCGTAGAAGTGTTTATATCGTTTGTGTTTTTCTCTATATTTTTTGTATTTGTTTCAGTGCCCTGCATCGATACATCAGGGACAGAAGACGACAAATCAAATCCTTCAGGCATGATAGGGGCTGCAAAATCTGTATAAAATTGTCTAAATTCTGGAGGGGATCCTTGAGTAGTAGGGGCAAGTCTTGCAGCACGTTCTGCCTGTAGTTCGGCCATATATTTTTGAGGTCCGAATTCCTCAGAGATCCCCTCTGGCCCCTCAAAACCAGCTTCTCCCGCTAACCCAGCTTCTATCAACTCCCTTATATGTCCTGCGTATCCTGGGATTACATCGCTGACCCCCTCTATAGATTCTCTCTGTCTATCAAATGCATCTGATGCTTCGTCCGTTGATGCTGCAGCGTCCATGTTAGACTGCGCTAACTCTTCATTTTTGGCCCGTATATCCTCGGCTTTTTGATGCCAATCGTCAAGGAATCCAGTATCAAGCCCGGTAATCTCTATAAATGATTCATATAGATCATGCATAAATTCAGCTGCTTCTTTGATACGTGGTAACATCCTGTCGAACGCTGCGGTTATTTTTTCCTTTATGATTGGAATCAAAGTATTTTTTGCGTAGTCTCCCAATATTGTTATAGTGTCACTGAATATATGAAACTTTTTTTCTGCCAGTACTGCTACTCCTGCGACGGCTACTAATGGTAATGAGATAGTGGACACGGCAGCAGCAGCAGTTCCCAACGCCGGGATTACTGTTCCTGTTATCAATGCTGCACCCGTTGAAAATGCGCCGGATAATAATCCTATTCCGAGAATTGCCGTAAGAATTGTAATGCTCAATGCCGTAACACCAACTATTATTTTTCGTGTAGTCGGTGACAACTTTGTAAATGATTCTGAAAGTCCCCTAACTGATTCTGCAACTCTCTTGATAGACATAAATAAGGAATCATCTGTGAATTGCCCGGTTTGCTGATCGAATCCCATTATGGATAATCCTGCTATAGTAAAATTATCCTTAATGTTAGATGCAATGCCGGCCAGGCTTTTAGACTGCATTTCCATTGCGCCAGCATATTTAGAGTTCCAAATACTAAGTAGAGTACTAGATACAATTTCACGATTGTTACGATCTACAAGTTCTACTCTTTGTTTCCCGTACTTATCCGTAAACATTAAAGCTGTTTGGCCGGCTGCTTCGGCTCCAACTCCCAAAGCTTTGAAATTTGAGTTTGTGACCTCTAACGCTTTTACACCAAACTCTTTTACTCTTTCAAATTCTCCCGTTTGTGCGTCCGCTAACGCTTCGACTGCCTGCATTAATGGGACGCCCAACGCCGCCGCAGTATCTCCCAAAGTAGTTAGAACATCTCTTGCGTTAATCCCGAATGCGGCAAGCCGTTTATCAGCCGCGACTAATCCTTGAATTTGAAAAGGAGTACGTTTTGCAAAATCTAAGATATATACAAGTTCATCGCCTGCTTTTTTTGCAGATCCAAATAAATTTTCAAACGCTATCGAGTACTGTTCTATGTTTGCAGCGGATTTTAGAGCGAGTCCAGAAACCAAAGATAAAGGGGCAGCCAATTTTAAAGTAAGATCTTTCCCAAGCTGAGTTACACTATCTGATACTCTTTTAGCAGATTCGCCAAGTTTGTTAAGTTGGCCCGTTGCTTTGTTTACATCTTTGCCTAATGTGGATTTGATTCCCAGCTTAACCCAAACGCTGCCAACTTCTACCATGTTTTACTCCTTATATTTGTTTATTATATAATTCTTGTAGTCCTGCTTCTGACTATTTGACATTGAAAAATATTTTTCTCGTTCGCCTTCTGGTAAAGTTGGAAGTATTTTGTTAAACTGTTTGTCTCTTGAATAAATAAAAGGGAATATAAGCCAGAAACAAACAGCAATCATTATCAATATTAACAATAGAATATTAATTCCTCCGTGTCTGTTCAAACGCTTTTATCATATTGATCTGATCTTGAGTGCTTTGGTCTTTATGCTCTTTCTTCGGTTCCTTTATATCAAAAAAATCTTTATACGTTAACTTTCTTTTATACCTCCCAGATGAATTCGCAATAGTAGCGCATATCATCCCGGTTCTGATACATTCAAACTCGTCCATTTTTTTGATATATTCAGCCCTAGAATTCAAGTAATCAAACAATTCTATAGGGCTATATGTATAAAACTGTTCTTTGCTTAGTGACCCTAGGCCATAAGCGTACTTTTTATATCTATTGTAATACCATGAAAACGTAGTCAGTTTTTTGCTTCTTCCTCTTCCTGAATATTCGCAACAGTGAGCCAACCTGTATTAGCCAGTTCTTCGTTTACAGTTTCAACTACTTTCACGTAACCAACTTTTTCAAAAATATTAAAAGCCTCGTCCTTTGTTTTGACTTTTCCGCAAGATCCGGCAATTAACAAAAATGCAACCTCTTCCAGAGTTGGGATTCTTCCTATAACGCCCATCAGTGATTTATGGGAAAGTTTCTCGAATTTGTCAACGTCTCTCGGTCGAAACTGGATTTCAATGTCATCTATATAGTTCATGGTGTGCCGCCTCTTATGGTCTGTAAATTTCAATTAGATATATCTTAGGTGCTTTTGATGTCTCTTTAACTTCAATAAAAATATTAATGTAAGAATCCGTAGAGCCTAACGAAATACTACCAGATGCTACACCGGAAGCAACAGTAACACCATTGACATAAATAGTGCCTGCTGCTGCCGTTGGTGTTATTGTTACGGATGTATCCGCAGTATCTGCCATCGCTTTATATTCATAAATAGAAACAGAAGCCGCTGGAGTCGGTGTTATTGCTCCAGAAGAATCCCCGGTTACGACGAAGTAAGGAGTGGAAAGCCCTGCGCTTCCCGTGGTATTTACGGTTGCCTCCCCGGTAACTTGAAACGATGCGTCGAAAGTCATAACATCGTCATGAGGTGCGGATTCCGCATAACTGGAAACGTACGCCTCAAATTCGTATGAAGTGTCGGAATCTGGAGGGAAAACAATTTCGTAATCATCTTTTGCTTTCGTGGAAAATGCTGTCCTTAATGCGGTTTGACCTGCATCTGATCTTATGAGGTTTCCCATCGTATCAAATGTGTAGGTAGTCAGACCGGCCACAAACTCTCTTTTACTATTTATTGAGTCTGAGTTTGTGGCGTCCAGCATATCGGTTTCTGGATCAAATGATGGGATTCCCCTAATCTCCCCTACCACAACATGATTTTTTAATAGTTTTGTTGTCCTTGCGCTTATCGCGGAGGTCATTCAAACACCTCACGCATACACTATCGGCCCGGTTATTTTGACGGTCGAGGAAAAGGTTAATATGTCATCATGAGGAGCCTGGATAGAGAACGCTGAAACAATCCCATTGAAAGACAGGGTCCCCGAACCACTCGGCAACGTAATTACACATGCCTTTGCTGTTCCCCCAAGTCCCGTTCTTAGCGCGGTCTGCCCTGCGTCAGCCGGAACGTAATTTCCTTCTATCCCCACTTCTCCTTCATCAATCAGACCCGGTGCGAATTCTCTTGTACAGCTTGCGCTGTCGTTTGTAGTTGCATCGAGCATGTCTATTACTGATTCAGGCAATGTGAATTTTGCCTCTCCTATTGCGTTTGTGTCGAAGGTCATCGCCACGCCGCACCCTGATATTGCTGCTGTTGCCATTGTTTATCTCACCTGAAATCTAAAATTACTTAAAAACTCCATATTGCCTTCCGGGTCCATTTGTAAAGGTATGGTCCCTGTAATCATGAACGATTGAATAATATAATTATTTGTTAATTGCGTGTTACTCAGGCCCTGTAAATAACTTTCAATCTCTGCTATCAATTCCCGGCCTGTTTCATAAGCTGTCCTGGCTACCTGAACTTTTACCTGTAATCTCGGTTTATAAATATCGACTAATGTATCAGGTTGTTCCCCTGAATACTCATATAGACATATCGCAGGGAGCGTGAAGTCAGGAAGCGAAACTAAATATATAGATTCTGTTATTCCTTTAGATACTAAATAGTTTTTTATATCTATAAGGAACTTTGACATATTCATAATTTAAGTTCGCTCCTGTATCCGGTTGCGACCTCTTTTGCCAAGTCCGGGGCCGTTGCATTTAATGCAGTCTCTAAAAATTTAGCCTGCCCGACTGGATGATGTAAGTCTAACCGCTCATGAACATAAACCGCGTAATCCGTATCAAATCGTATCTCGTTTGAAACTTCCAGAAATGTTGTTTTAAGATTTGTGACTTTTCCTGACCTCCTGAGCGTTCCTTCTTTTACGGGACAAATCTGTATCGCTTCAGCCAAAATGTGGTTAGAAACTTTAGTAAGTGACTTTTCCAGGGCCACCGGCGACTTACCAAACAAGTTTTTAAGGTTGTTTAGTGCCTCGTCTAACCCTTCGATATCTTTAGCCATTCTACCGCCTCAGGTATGGATCACCGTGTGATGATACCCGGAATAATCGTCAACGTCTGAAACACTAATTATTAAAGGTTTTTCGCCGGCCGGCAGTGTAATCCTATCCTTAGTCGTAGCCGTGGATTCTATAAATATCTGTGTAGTTGATACCACTTCCTTTCCTTCAATGTCCCGAGTCATTTCGTTTTTCTTAAATATCCGAGCTGGTATGTCCTCTGCTGCACTATATATCGGATTTCCGTAATCGTCATAAGTCCCTGCCCATCGTTCAATGGTTATAGACCTGTTAAGTAAATGAGTTATACCCATTCATAATCCCTACTACTATATGAATATCTAAAATATATATAGTTGGTTGTGTAATCCATAATTTACACCTCATAAAATTTAGGTACAGCGTTTTGATCGATGTTGACCGCCTGCATGTCTGCGTCTTTTCGTATAGCTGCGGATGAAACCGTTACAGAAGTACGTGATATCAATAGGGCATTATATTTTTCCATCCAGATACTAACCGCTCTATCCTTCGCTTTTCCCCTCTTGTAACTATATGAACCGTCGCCTATATCTTCTGATTCAAAGACCGCTTTTTCATCGGTCAGCAAAATCGAATCCGCTATAAGATACGCTGTACCAATATCCAAAGCCGTGCCTGATAATCCATCATCAGACGCAAACTCAGCAAATGCAGTGTTTTTTATTGCAAAATCCGCCGCCGTGATGTCTGCCGGAGATGACCCTACAGTCATCCCCGTATAGGTTGTAAATAAATCCTCCGTAAGTGCCGTTTATATCACCTACTTACTATATAGTTTTTATAGTATATTTATTTTATCAACTTGTGATGTTATAAATCTCCTTTACGGTAGCACCTGCACTGTTTACAGTTCCGAATGTGACCATATCCGTCGTTAGATTGCTATAAGCAACAATTATTATATCAAGTGGGCTTACACTATCGGAATCTACTATATACCCGCTTACATTAGGAGTCCATGACGCACAGTACATGCCTACAAAATTTCCTCCGTGGTGAGTGACAAGCCCCATCCTTTCAACGTATACAGTCGTAAATGTATAGCCAGAGTTTACCACGGCAGTACAGTTTGCAGAGTTCGTAGAGTGTTTTATGTTAACGGAACAACTTGTGCCAGTTCCAGTTAGATTCAGCTTCCCATCTATCACACTCCGGATAAATTCGAACCACCTGTTACCGTTATTTATCTGCACACAGTCGGCAGCACCAGAACTGTTAAATGTGCAGTTTTCAAAGTAGTGTCTGCCCTCAGAACCATTGTCAACTAAACAAGTTTTTGATCCTGCACCATCAAATTGGACTCCGTAACACCTAAGTCTCGATACCCCGGCGGGAATGGTAACAGTTCCCTGTATTTCTGTTTTCTGAGAATCATGTGTGTTATCCGCCCAAATCACAGGCCCACTAGTTCCATATCCAGCAGGAACGGTTATATCCTCTACATACGTTCCGAAATTCAAATTTATTTTTGATGCAAACGAATCAAGCGCGTGCTGGATTGTTTTGAATGGATAGGATATACTTCCCGAATTACTATCGTTTCCACTTGGACTAACCCAACACTGACCGGTAGTATTTGCTTTACTGATATCATCCACATATTTTTTATGGGCAAGGTCATTGTCCATACTTCCCATGTCTGATACAGACCCATAACAAGACATCCCGTTTATTTCCACGCATGTGAAATCGTCGTTTTGCTCTACAAGATCGCCGAAATCAACAGATGCTATGTGGTCTGATGCAATATCAGTGACGAGACCTTTACCTATCTCCCCGTATCTCCAATTTACACCATTATAATAAAATATGTATGCTGTGTCACGTACATCGAGAGTTGCAGTATGTGCAATTGCATCAAGCTCGTCACGTATGGTAACTATGCATTCGTTGGTGTGGAATTGTCGCTCTGCATCCCTGACAGTGAACGCTGTAATCTGTTCGTATGGTACATTTATAGTAACAGTATTGCTTGACGTATCAACTATATAGTTCCTGTAATCATCAAGAGTCGTATCCGTCGATATCTCTGTATACTCCTGCTTTACGGCATTATCTACAAGGGTTATTCCCCCTCCAGCACCCACGACAAAATCATTCAATGAAAAATTGTCACGTATTACGTGATCGACTTTTTCTTCCGGGAGAACGTCTACTTTCGTACATTCGAGATGACCGTCTGTGTCGGTTATGATTTCCCACATCTGGCCTAGTGCATCCTCAGTATATAGAGACGTTAGTGGTTCATCCTCTGATCCTGGCACAAGCTCTTCAAAATTAATCGAAGTTTCACACAGATAGATATTTGGGGAAGTCGTCTGTATGTACGCACCATCATCGATTTCCGCCTCTGCATAAGCCCGTATTTTATCTCCGGCCTGAACCTGAATTGTAAATGATGGGATACTCACATAGGTTGACGGATCACCTTTGTTGACAGTTACAGTTCGCTCAGATTCTGGTATCAATACCCAAGTATCGGGTGCAGTCTCCTTTTTCCACGAAAATATGACATCTGCAGAACCGCCTGGAGCGATGGATTCACCCGGATACACATTATAAGTTGTCGAGATTGTAGCTTTACCTTTTTCGTTAAATGTTATATAGTCAACTGCCCCCCCGGTACCTGCCCAATTTGCCGTTATGTCTGCGGCACCTTTTATCAGTTTCCCTGCTGGCAGTGGAGTGCTAGCTGAATTTATTGTATATCTTAAGCTTGAATACCCTTCTGTATTTAGACCACTTTCAAAATATTTTGTATCATAAATTAAGTGACGTTCCCCGGATTCCTCTGGTGCGTGGATAAAGTAGCCGTTGAATGGGGTGCCGGTATCAAGGTGGAAATCAGATATTTCAAATTTGTTCGGCTGCTGTTCTTGGTCTGGCACAAAAAGTACTGCGAAATTCTCGGAATCAGCAGGAACTGTGAACGCCCCGCTTTCTGTGTTTGGGTCACCGGTTGCATCTTCAGCAAAAAATATAGAAGTGCCTAACAGAGTCCAATTAGCGGCCATCTCAGGAACACCAGCTCCGGTTATACCGGTGATAATATCCTTTGTGTACTGGTCTGGAGCCCCTGTCCACTTAGCAGCGTAAACCCTTGCCGCACCTACCGGAGTTGTTGAGGTCGCAAAAGCGTTTACTGTTTTTCCTCGTAGCAGTTGAGTTTTTTCCGCACTGAGGATATTTCCAAAACTGAAACCTACCAGGTTTGACCCATCGTCCTCTATTGTCAGAACATTGGATGCAATTCCTACTTTTATTTGAGTCCAGTTATTTAAGTGCCACCCGTCGGCTCCTGTTTCTCCGGTACCTGGAGATATCGTCGTAAGAGTCTTGTCGTATTCAAGGAAAAACGCAAGGTCAAAAAGATCTGGCCCGAGATAATGAGAAGTCCACTCAATATTCTTCCCTATGTCATTTTCGAGCTGAAGAAGTGCCCTACTGGTCTGATCATAGGTATTAAGAGCCTGAATCATTATTCCTGAATTGCCTTCTGTCCTATCCTCTATTACAAGGTTTTCACCATCGAAGTTCTCATCTATACAGATCTGGAAATACTCAATACCCGTGTATTTTTTGATGAAA